GCACGGGCTATGAGTTCCGTACAGCGCGTAGATCTCTGAACCTGCTGACTATTGAGTGGGCTAACCGTGGTATTAACCTCTGGACTATTGAGCAGGGGTCGATTCCGATGGTGCAGGGGCAGATTACTTACCCCCTACCTGTAGATACGATTGACCTTCTGGATAGTGTGATACGGACTCAGACAGGTGCTGAGCAGACTGACATCAACATCAGCCGCATTAGCGTTTCTACTTACGCCACGATACCGAATAAGAACGCGCAAGGCCGACCCATTCAGGTCTGGATTAACCGGCAGTCGGGTGCTACATACCCCATAAACGGTAACCAGCCTAATACGACTAACACCTCCACTGGGGTGAACCCACCGAATATTAATGTTTGGCCTGCGCCAGACCAGAGTAACTTCTACACCTACGTTTACTGGCGACTGCGTCGTATACAGGACGCGGGTAACGGAGTAGACACACAAGACATTCCGTTCCGCTTGCTGCCCTGCTTAGTAGCTGGGCTGGCTTATTACCTGTCGATGAAGATTCCTGAGGCGCTTCCGAGGCTAGAGATGCTCAAGATGTCTTATGAAGAGCAGTGGGCGTTGGCCTCATCTGAAGATCGTGAGAAGGCTTCTCTGCGGTTAGCGCCGCGTGAGATGTTCTATTAATGCCTACCAAGTTTGCCTCTGGTAAATGGGCTATATCGCAGTGCGATAGGTGTGGCTTTCGCTATAAATTAAAGCAACTTAAAAGCATCGTCATTAAGACAAAGAACGTAAATCTTCTTGTCTGCCCTACATGTTGGGAACCAGACCAGCCACAGTTGCAGTTGGGTATGTACCCGGTAAATGACCCGCAGGCTATTCGTAACCCACGTCCAGATACTACTTACCGGCAAGCTGGTTATACGGGGCTACAGATTGAGTCTAATACTGGTTCATTAGGTAGCGGCGACCCATCTGGCGGTAGTAGAATTGTGCAATGGGGATGGGCACCAGTTGGCGGTTCTAGAGCTAACGATGCAGGGTTAACCCCCAATAATTTGGCGCTGGGCATTACGCTTGGTTCCGTAACTGTGTCTGTCTCATAGGAGAACGAAATGCCTTCACACATGGATAAAGCAAAAGACAAAAAGATGGTCAAAGAGGCCATTGAGAAACACGAGGACAGTTCAAAAATGCACCGCATGGGTCTGAAAAAAGGCGGTATGCCTAAGCCCATGATGCAGAAAAAAGCTGGGCGGGGGCGATAATGAATAAGATGCCTACCCCAGTACCTGTAAAGGATACTAAAAATGGTTACCCAAATAATGTCCCTAATACGCAGACTGTTAAAACGCGTGGCACAGGAGCGGCTACTAAGGGCACTAACTCGTCGAAGAAGCTAGGCTAAATGAACTACGCCACTCTGTTTGAGACGATTAAGGGGTACACGGAAAACGACTTTCCGAATACCCAGTACTCAGATTCCTCTGGGAATCTGGTCAACTTCACGTCTAAAGAACAGATTGACACGTTCATTCAGCAGGCTGAGCAGCGGATCTACAACAGCGTTCAGTTTCCGTCGATACGAAAGAACGTAACAGGTACAACCTACGCTTCCAATCCATATCTCTCATCTCCCATAGACTTCTTGGCGGTCTACTCTTTGGCTGTCATTGATGACAGCGGTAACTATGAGTACCTGCTTAACAAGGACGTGAACTTCTTACGGGCTGCGTACCCAAACCCTAACAGTACGGGTATTCCTAAGTACTACGCTTTGTTTGGGCCTACGACAACCAATGCCACACCGCCAGCTATTACTAACGAATTGAGCTTTATGCTGGCTCCTACGCCAGATGATTCATATTCAGTAGAGTTGCATTATTACTACTATCCCGAGTCGATTGTTACGGCTGGTACTACGTGGCTTGGTGATAACTTTGATTCTGCGCTTCTTTACGGTTCACTAATTGAGGCTTATACCTACATGAAGGGTGAGGCTGATGTTATTGCTGGGTACAATAAGCGGTACGAGGAAGCAATGATTCTGGCTAAACGTCTTGGTGATGGTATGGAACGCCGAGATGCCTACCGGTCTGGTCAAGTCAGAATGTCGGTGAACTAATGGCTTTCACGGGAAACTTTACTTGCAACTCTTTTAAAAACGGCCTCTTAGAAGGTGCGTTTAACTTTGACTCTGGTACGTTCAGAATCGCGCTGTATACCAACAATGCAACGCTAGATGCGGATACTACGGCGTACACAACGACCGGTGAGGTGGTTGCATCAGGCTATACAGCAGGGGGAGAGATACTGACCCCCACGCAAGGAATTACAAGCGGAACATCTTTTGTTTCGTTTGCAACAGTGTCGTGGTCTGGGGCTTTTACTGCACGGGGTGCCTTGATCTATAAGGCAGGTAGCAATGGGGCGGTTTGTGTTTTAGACTTTGGTGCAGATAAGACGTCTACCACGACATTCACGGTGACATTCCCAACAGCATCCAGCACGGATGCTTTAATTCGACTTTCGTAAAGGAGTTTGAGATGCAAGTTAAGGCCAAAAGCACCGATCTGGTAAACGGAACGGTCACGACACACAAAGGGTTTGGTGAAGGCGCTGCTGGTGGTGGCGTGTTTCATTTCAAGTGCTACGACAAAGATGGCAACCTGAAGTGGGAAGATTCTGCTAAGAACCTCGTGGTAAACACGGGTTTGCAGGACATGAACATGAAGTACTTCAAAGGCTCCAGCTATACCGCTGCTTGGTACATCGGCTTGGTAAACAACGCTTCATTTACGGCGTATGCGGCTGCTGATACATTGGCTTCCCACGCTGGCTGGCTTGAGTCTACGAACTATTCTGGCGGCAACCGAGCAACGGCTACGTTTGGCACTGCTACCACTGCTGACCCGTCTGTTATTAGCAACTCTGCCTCTCCCGCCGCTTTCAGTATCACAGGCACTGTGACGATCCGTGGGGCTTTCCTGTGTAATGTGCAGAGCAACTCCAGCACTTCTGGGCTTCTGTTCTCTGTGTCTGACTTCACTGGCGGCAACCGGTCTGTTGTTAACGGCGATACGTTGAACGTGACATATGAATTTAGCCTTGATGCGGCTTAAAGGATAGATGATGGCTACGACATTTACTAAAGACCAGACGGTTCGTTTAAAGACAATTGTTCCCCAAGGCCCGGTAGAAGCGTTGCGTATGGAAGAAGATGGTACGGTTTTCTATCGTATCTCTTGGACTGACGCTGCGGGTAACACACAGAGCCGGTGGTTTGCTGAGTCTGAACTAGAAGCCGCATAGAGGTGATGCTTGTTTGGAAACGCTGCGTTTGCTGAGACTCCGTTTGCTTCGGCAGCGGGGTCAAGTTATTTTGTTTCTATTGCGGAAACTTCCAGCATACTCGATGCAATAACTTCAGCGTTTGCGTACCCAGAAGCTGTTGCTGAATCCGTTTCAATTACAGACTCTGCATCTGCTACTTACATATTTCTTGGGCCGATAGCGGAATCAGTAACAGCTGCAGATGCGGTTTTTCCGTCTGGGGTCTTTAATATATCAGTAGCAGAAAGTGTGGTTGGTACTGATTCTGTTATTTCTATTGCGGTTTTTAATTCAGATGTAGCAGAACTTGCAACGATGGCGGATCAGAACAACGCCATATTGACAACCTCAGGTAGTGTTCAGGAAACTATTTCTATAGTAGACACAGCAGCGTCTATCTTAACTGCGGTAGCATCTGTAGCAGAAAATACTGTAGCGCAAGACAAAACAGCATCCAAACTTACTGCCGTAGCCGCAATATCTGAGACCACGACAATTGACACGGTCTCCACCGGCACCATTATTTACGGCGGTATTTTGCAAGAAAGCGCTACAGCGGCAGACTCTATTTCTACTAAAGCAGCACTAAACTTAGTTATTTCTGAATCAGTAGCGACGCAGGACAAATTTACTTCTGTATTAAAAGGTGTGGCGCTTGTCAGTGAGTCTGTTTTGGCGAACGATGTGGTGTTTAGCTTAGGTAAATTTAATAGCGCTGTAACTGAAAAAGTCACGATTACTGATGATGCGGATCGCCGTTTGCTGTGGGAGGTCATCAACACTTACCAAGCAACTAGCTGGCAAAACATCAAGACTGTAAATTAAGGAACTATCATGGCACTTGTAGTTAAAGACCGAGTTAAAGAGACTACGACTACAACAGGCACCGGAACCTATACTCTGGCTGGTGCTGTGGCTGGGTTCCAGTCTTTTGGTGTTATTGGTGACGGCAACACCACTTACTACTCAATTACAGACGGTACTGACTGGGAAGTAGGTATCGGAACCTATACGGCCTCTGGTACGACGCTTAGTCGAAACACGATCCTTGAGTCATCGAACTCGGGCAGTGCTGTTAACTGGAGTGCAGGCAGCAAAGATATTTTCGTAACCTACCCCGCTGAGCGTTCTGTCTATCTTAATAGCGCTGGTTCGGCAGTAGATGTTTTAGACATCGGTACCTTGGGTACAAGCACTGCAAACATTACGACGGCAAATATCACTGCTGGTACAGTAAGTACAACTCCAGTAAGCAGTACCGACATTGCCAATAAACTCTATGTAGACAATCTTGTAGCTTCTGGGATTCATTTTCATACCCCTGTGCGGGTAGAGTCTCCGATAAACCTAAACGCCACGTATAACAACGGAACATCTGGTGTAGGCGCTACGCTTACCAATGCAGGAACTCAGGTAGCGTTGGTTATTGATGGTGTAACACTTAGTGTTTCTGACCGAGTATTAATTTATACCCAGACAGACCAAACACAAAACGGAATTTATACAGTCACCAACGTAGGCTCTGGTTCAACAAACTGGGTGCTTACCCGTGCTACAGATGCTGATTCCTATGGATTGGCAAGTCCAGATACCCTTGGCGAAGGCTCTACGGTCTTTGTACAAGAAGGAACTACTGGCGCTGGCGAGACGTATCTCTGTAACACAGTAGGCACGATTACTTTTGGTACGACCAACATCACCTTTGTTCAGATCAGTAGTGTTCAGATCTATAGCGCTGGTACAGGGTTAACCCTCACTGGTACGCAGTTTAGTCTCTCCAACGTAGGTACGGCAGGGACGTATGGTTCTGCTTCGCAGGTTCCGGTCATTACGACTAATGCTCAAGGCCAGGTTAGTAGCGTCACAAATACCAGCATCGCTATTGCAGGCAGCGCCATCACTTCTGGCACAGTGGCTTTGGCTAACGGCGGTACTGGGGCGGCACTTACAGATCCCAATGCAGACCGTATTTTGTTCTGGGATGACTCTGCTGGGTCTGTGGCGTTTTTGACTGTTAGTACAGGTTTGACGCTTTCTGGCACGACGCTTACTGGTAATACGGGAACGGTAACAAGCGTAGGTGGAACAGGTACTGTCAACGGCATTACCCTTACAGGAAGCGTCACTACCTCTGGGAACCTCACCCTTGGCGGCACGTTATCGGGGATTGATTTAGCAACGCAGGTTACTGGTGATTTACCGTTTGCAAACCTTGCTCAAGGCTCGGCGCTTTCTGTTTTGGGTGTAACAGGCAACGCTACTGCTGACGTGGCAAGTATTGCTGCTGGATCAGATCATCAGGTTCTTCGTCGTTCTGGAACATCTGTAGCGTTTGGTGCGATCAATCTAGCGTCTACAAACGCAGTGTCAGGTCAATTAGGTGTTGCACAAGGTGGTACAGGTGCGGCTTCTCTCACTGCTAACAACGTAATCCTTGGTAACGGCGTTTCTGCGGTTCAGTTTGTAGCCCCTGGCACTAACGGTAATGTGTTGACATCAAATGGAACCACATGGGTAAGCTCTGCGGCGTCATCTGGTGGCGTGTCGAAGGGGCAGTCTATAATTTACGCAATGGTCTTTGGACTCTAGGAGTTTTAAATGGCAAACCCAAATATCGCAAACGTAGCCGCCATTTATGGCAATACATCTACGTTACTGATCTCGTCAACAGCAAACCCGTTTGCTACGGCTCTGGTAAACAACGCCGCCTCTTCTGGCAAGGTCTATAAGATCAATTCCATTGTGGTGGCTAACGTCGATGGTACGTCTGCGGCTGACATTACGATTCAGATCTTCTCTCAAGACGACCTAGGCGGCACGGGTACGGCAATTGCTTCTACCATCTCTGTACCGGCAGACACGACGCTTATCATCACTGACAAGACCACATCGTTCTATCTTCTGGAAGACAAGTCTTTGGGGGCCACGGCAAGCGCTGCTAATGACCTCGTAGTGACCTGCTCTTGGGACGAAATAAACGCATGAGTTTTCGCTACCCTGCCGGGCTAATAACGGCTTCCTCGCCGGTTAACGCCAACTATCCTTCTGGGGTATGGACGCCTCGGCAGGCACTCCCGTATCTGCAAAACGGTGTGTGGGGGCAGGATCAGTATTTTGACCAGACAACGCTGCTGTTACATGGCGATGGTACAAATGGTGCCCAGAACAACACGTTCTTAGATGGCTCTACCAATAACTTCACCATTACTAGGAATGGCAACACCACCCAGGGTACGTTTAGCCCGTTCAGCCTAGCGGCGGGGGAGTGGTCAAACTTCTTTGATGGGACGGGGGATTACCTTAGTGTTGCTGATAATGCGGCGTTTGATCTAGCGGCAAGTGACTTTACATTTGAATGTTGGGTATATACCACAGCATACAATTCTCAATATAACTGTCTTATTTCACAATGGGACACATCTCTGGCGTATCGTTTTTTCTTTACTTCTACAACAACAACTTTTGGTTATTATTCTGGAAGTTCGCAAACTTTAGAAGTAACAGGACAAACTAATAATTTAAATGAGTGGATTCATTTTTGTGTTACCAGAAGTGGTAATACATTAACCATATATAAAAATGGAACATCAATAGGAACCAAAGATATTACTGGCGTTACTATTAACAACGCAAGTGTTCCATTGTGGATTAGTGGGTTAGGTACTGGTTCTGGTTCAATTAATAACACTACAACGCATTTTGGTTATATTTCAAATTTACGTCTCGTTAAGGGAACAGCAACTGCTCCCCCTGCTGGTGGCCCTACTTCTCCGTTGACAAATGTAACCAACACCAGTCTACTCACCTGCCAATCCAACCGCTTTGTCGATAACGGCACAGCAAACTCAGGCACAGGCTTCACCATCACTCGCAACGGTGATGTGCGCGTAACCCCCTTCAGTCCTTTCGCACCCTCTGCTGCTTACGATCCTGCCGTGAATGGCGGGAGTGGGTATTTTGATGGGACGGGGGATAATCTTACGGTTGCAAATAATGCCGCTTTCCAACTCGGAAGCGGTGATTTCACAATTGAGTTTTGGGCTTATTTCAATAGCGTTGCTGTTGGACATACTCCACTAAGTATGTGGGCGACAAACCAATATCAGTTTTCTTTTTACACATCATCCGCAGGTGTTCTTAGTTATTACTTGTCTTCAAATGGAACAACTTGGGGGATCGCGAACGGGGTTAGTTGCGGTTCAATTTCGGCAAATCAATGGATTCATGTTGCTTTAGTTCGTAGTGGAAGCACATTTACTCCGTACATAAATGGAGTCGCTGGAACTACTACAACCTCTGCGTCTGCGCTTCATAATTCAACAGCGGCCGTCTCTGCTGGCTCCGGTTCCTCAGTGGATTATTTTAATGGCTACCTGTCCAATGTTCGCATCGTCAAAGGCACAGCCATAACGCCTCCCGTTGGTGGCCCAACAGCACCCCTCACCCCCATCACCAACACCAGCCTGCTGCTCAACTTCACCAACGCAGGCATCTTCGACAACACTGGCAAGAACGCACTAGAGACAGTCGGTAATGCTCAGATAGACACGGCAGTGGTCAAGTACGGCACAGGCAGCATGGAGTTTGATGGGAGTGGTGACTATTTGTTTTTTAACGGTGGTGAGAACTTTGCCTTTGGTACTGGAGACTTTACGATAGAGTTTTGGTATTACTCGAACAATACAGGTGTCCAACACAATATATATGATTCAAGGCCAGCATCAACTAACGGCGCATATGCAGCTATTTTTAAAGATACTTCAAATTTAATTAATTATTTTGTTAACGGCACACCTGCTAAAATTACAAGTACTACTTCTATAGCTCAAAACACTTGGTATCACATTGCGGTTACTAGGTCTGGAACGTCTACAAAATTGTTTATTAATGGAACCCAAGAAGGTTCTACTTATACGGACTCAACCAATTACTTAAATCCTGCAAACAGACCAGTTATTGGTGCTGGTGGTTTTACGTTAGGTAATACACCAATAAACGGCTTCATAGACGATCTCCGCATCACAAAAGGCATTGCCCGTTATACAGCTAACTTCGTGCCGCCGATAGCACGGTTCCCGAATCAATAAGGCAGACACATGAGCGCACGGTATCTTGGGGGCATAGTAAGCAAAGACCCTTTGACGCTAAACCCAGCGGCGGGTAATGCAGCTAATGGCGTCTTCACTCTTGAGCAGTATATGCAGGCCGTTAAGAACGCTACATGGCCCGGCTTCGACCCATACTTCAACCAGACGGTCTTGTCGTTACATGGCAACGGCACCAACGGAGCGCAGAACAACACGTTCCTAGACGGCTCTACCAATAACTTCACCATCACCCGCAATGGCAACACTACCCAAGGTACGTTTAGCCCGTTCAGTCTAGCGGCGGGGGAGTGGAGTAATTATTTTGATGGGAACGGTGACTTTCTTAGTATTGACTCTAGTGCATCACCATCAGGAACTGAAGATTTTTGTGTAGAATTTTGGTATACGCCTGGAATTAAACCATCAAACTTTCCATGTATTTTTTCACTAAACACCACTTATAATGTTACAACCACCTTGTCAATTTTCGACAGGCACGATGCGTACATTACCAAGTTTTCAGTATTTGGTTGTGGCATCAATGGAATGGCAAGCACAACCACGGTAACTCCAGGAGTTACTTACCATATAGCCGTAACTAGAAATTTAAGCGGTGGGGTTTATACGCTTCATTTATTTGTTAATGGTGTATTAGAAACATCTCAAACTGGAGCTAGCGGGTCGCTATCCCCTAACTCTTGTTTTATTGGAAGGGCAGATACAGCTTCGTTAGCGCTTTCATATATAAATGGGTATGTGTCTAACTTTAGAATTGTGCGTGGTAGTTCGGTATACACCTCTGCTTTTACTCCAAGCACCACGCCTTTAACAGCAATCACAAACACCTCTTTACTAACCTGTCAGAGTAATCGTTTCTTTGACGCTAATACTCAGGCAGCAGCAAAGACCATCACTG